TGGGTTGAGTGCTGAGATGGAGGAGGCACGCGAGGTGGACCGTGTGTTGAACAAGCCATTGGAGCATTTCAGGCGACGCAACAAAGAGAAGAACGATGCCGGTTTCACAGCCGCTATTTGACGCATAGCCCTAGCCTGCTGCATACCCTACACGACCAGCCACCGCGATACTGTCGCCATCTACCCACATAACGGGGGCACAGCCGGTGTGCTGGTCCTCGCTCTCGCGTGTATGCGAAGGAGGGGTCTCAGGGGCCTCAAGCCTCGATGGGTCCTCCCACAAGTGTGCGCGATGCGGGTGACGCGCTACCGCCAGCCCTGCCTAGAGACAGGTTTGGTTTTGATTTCCTTCCGTTTCCGCTATGGCGAAGAGTAAAGAGCCCGCGAAGTTCGAAGTCCTGGCCATCGACGACGTAGCGGCGATGCTGATGGTCAGCGACCGGACAATCCGCAACTGGCTCAAAGACAAAGACATGCCGTCGATCTCCGATGAGCGAGGCCGCCGCTTCGATTGGTCCAAGGTCCTGCCCTGGTACGTGAAAATGCGGGCGGAAGAGGGCGGAAGTGAACGGAAGCCGGAGGCTCCGACGACTTGGGAGGACATCGAGCGGCCGCAAATGAAGGAAAACTTCGACCAGGCGCTCTGCCGGAAGACGATCGCCGAGGCGGACCTCAAGGAGCTCGAGCTCGCCAGCAAGCGCCGCGATGTTGTGGCCGTCGCCGACGTGTCGCGGATCATGCAGGACGTCTCCAAGAACCTGCAAATCGAGATCCTCGGCTGGCCGACGCTGATGATCGGGCAGATCTTCGGCCAGCGCGACCGCAACCGGCTCTTCGAGATCCTCACGCGATCCGCCAAAGAGCTATGCACCCGGCTTGTCCACGTGGCCATCACTCCCGCCGAGCAGAAACCGGAGGAGGGATCTGGTGGGTAACACTCGGTCGAGCCCGGAGAGTATCGCCGCCCTCGAGGACGCCATGCGATCGGCACTGGCGCTCTTCGCCCCTCCGCCAGACCTCACCGTCAGCCAGTGGGCCGACAAATATGCGCGTCTTCCGCGGGAAGGTTCGCCGGAGCCGGGCCCATGGCGGACCGAGCGCGCGCCCTACCAGCGCGAGATGATGGACGTCGTCAACGACCCCAACATTGAGACCGTGGTGTACATGGTCGCCGCCCAGCTCGGCAAGACGGCCTCCTTCCTCAACACCCTCTTCTATTTCTGCCACCAGGACCCAAGCCCGATCCTGCTCGTCATGCCGACCGAGAAGATCGCCGAGGACCTCTCCAAGGAGCGAATTGCCACTGCCATCCGGGACACCCCTGTCCTGGTCCCGCTCTTTGGTGCGCCGCGATCGAGGGACTCCAATAACACGCTCCTCAATAAGCAGGTCCCTGGCGGGTTCGTCGCGATGGCCGGATCCAACGCTCCCCGCACCATGGCCTCTCGTCCGGTCAGGATTGTCTTCGGCGACGAGGTCGACGGCTTCCCTGCATCGGCCGGCACCGAGGGCGACCCGATCACGATCATGGAGGGTCGCTGCTCCAACTTCTGGAATCGCAAAAAGCTCTACTCCTCCACCCCGACGATCAAGAACGCCAGCCGGATCGAGAAGCTCGAGGCTAACTCCGACCAGCGACGTTATGAAGTACCGTGTCCGCAATGCGGCACATTCCAGCAGTTGGTGTGGGAATCTCTTCACTGGCCCAGTCCGAAGACCGGTGCGCCGAAGCATCAACCCGACAAGTGCTACTACGTCTGCGTGTCCGGCTGCGAGATTAGGGAGGATGACAAACCCGACATGCTGCGCGGCGGCCGCTGGGTGAAGACAAACCCCGGCGGCGGAGACGGCAAGACCGCCGGCTTCCAGCTCAGCACGTTGTATTCCCCCTGGAAGAGCTGGCCGGACATCATCAATGAGTGGCTGAAGTCCTATAAAAATCACGAGCAGCGCAAGGCCTTCTGGAACACGAGGCTGGGCCGCACCTTCGAGGTTGTGGGCGAGACCGTCGACGACGCGAAGCTGATGCTGCGCCGGATCGTCTATGACGCCGAGGTGCCCGTGGAGGCGCTGGTGCTCACGGCCGGCCTCGACGTCCAGGCGGACCGCGTCGAGTGCGAGGTCGTCGGCTGGGGCAAAGACGATCAGTCGTGGTCGATCGACTACATCATCCTCCGCGGCAACCCCGCGCTGCCGGAGTTCTGGGTCGGCGTCGACGAGATGCTGAAGAATCGCTATCGCCACGCATCGGGCGCCTACCTCCACATTGCCTGCGCGTTCATCGACTCCGGCTACCACGCCGCCCAGGTCTACAAGTTCTGCCGCCCGCGCCAGGTGCGCCGGGTCTTCGCCTGCAAGGGTCAGGCCGGCCCGGCGATCCCGCTCACCAAGCCCCGCGGCAAAAAGACGCACCGCGCCCGCATCGATCTCCGGATGGTCGGTATCGACACCGCGAAGGAGTCGCTCTACGCCAATCTCAAGATCGAGCAGATCGGCCCGGGCTTCTGCCACTTCCCGTCAGGCTTTCTGAGCGAGCAGGGTTCCACCGTGGAGAAGCGCACCTATGACAAGGACTACTTCGAGCAGCTGACGGCCGAGAAGCTGATTACCGAGATGGACGGCATGACCCCAGTGCGCAAATGGGTGAAGAAGCGCGAGCGCAACGAGGCCCTCGACTGCCGCGTGTACGCGATGGCCGCGCTCGACGACCTGGGGATCCGCAACTGGGACAAGCTCGCGAAGAACCTGCAGGCGGCCGCGGCGAAGGGCAAGCCCGTCCCGGAAGAGAGTGAAGCTGAGCCTTCGAAGCCCTTCGAAGCGGTAGACGACGGCATACCAATCATCACCGGCACGCCCAAAAAATCACGCAAGGAAGGACCGCGCACGAGTTGGGCCGGTTCGTGGGATAGATAGCGGATAGATAGGCAATCCGCGCCGTAAATCGTCAAAAACGCACATCTTTGACCATTTTCAGCGATTCCACGCAGTATCTGCGCATGCCGTTTCCCATCATTCCAGGCCGGGTGGAGTTCCAAAACACTCCCATTCCACCCGAACCGGGCGACATCGTCGCCGGCGACACGCTCACCTGGAAGCGAAGCTTCGCGGACTACCCGGCGTCGGCAGGATGGACGCTCGCCTACGTCCTCAACTCGCCTACGGCGCGGATCGTCGTCAATCCGGTGGACGTCACCCCATTGGGCGACGCCTTCTCGGTCCAGATTCCTTCGAGCGAGACGACGACCTGGACGCCCGGCACCTATCAATGGCTCGCGGTGGTGCAGCTGGCCGCTGCAGATCCGGTCCCCGCGAAGCGCTTCACCGTAGCCCTCGGCCGCATCAACATCGCCGTCGACATTCTCGACGCGTCGGCGCCGCAGGACACGCGCTCGGTGAACGAGATCGCTCTCGCCAACATCGATGCGATGCTCGCCGGAACCGCCAGCGCCGGGGTGCAGGAGTACACGATCAGCGGCCGGATGCTTCGCCGCTACGGACTTCCCGAGCTCCGCGCGCTGCGCAGCGACTTTGCCTCTCGCGTACGACAGGAAAGGGCGGACCGTGGCGAGTATCAGCGCCCGCGTACCGTTGCGGTGCACTTCTAATGCAGCTCTTTTCTCTCGACCTGTCCGAAGCCCGCGCCGCGCTGATGGAGAAGCGCAACCAGCTCGCCGCGCCAACGAAGACGCGCAGCAACTATGCCGCCGGCCGGATGACCCGCACCACGGAAGACTGGGGCACGTCGAACAGCTCCGCCGACCTCGACCTCTGGGCCAATCTCTGGGCGCTGCGCGGGCGAGCTCGCCGCCTCTCGACCAACAATCCCCTCATCCAGAAGTACCTCCGGATGTGCCAGAAGAATATCGCCGGCCCGGACGGCATCCAGCTGCAGATGAAGGTCCCCATGAAGAAGGGGAAGAAGCTCAACAAAAAGTTGAACACGGAGATCGAGGGCGCGTGGCTGCGCTGGTGCCGCAAGAATTCCTGCACCGTCACCGGCAAGATGACGATGGCCCAGTCCATGCGCTTCGCGGTCGAGCAGTGGAAGCGCGACGGCGAGTGCATCGTCCGCATGGTCACCTACGACAAAAACCCCTTCAACTTTGCGCTGCAATTCTTCGATCCCGACCAGCTCGACTTGAACTACTTCAATTACCTGATGCCCAACGGCAACCAGATCCGCATGGGCGTCGAGACAGACCCTTACGGCCTGCCCGTTGCCTACCACCTCTGGAAGCGCCATCCGGCGGAGTACTCGACGGCGCCGCAGTACCGTGTCCGCGTGCCGGCCAGCGAGATCGTGCACCTTTTCTCCGGCAAGCGCGTCGGCCAGACCCGCGGCTATCCGGAGATGGCGCCGTCCATGATTGCCCTGCATATGATCGGCAAATATGCGGAGGCGGAGATCATCGCGGCCAGGACCGCCGCCGAGAAGCAAGGCTTCTTCGAGAGCGCTGCCAGCGACGAAGGCTTCATCGGTGAGCGCGATGCCGACGACCGGATTGCCATGAAGGCGGAGCCCGGCCTGCTCGAGCAGCTCCCCGCCGGCGTCACCTTCAAGCCGTGGGACGCGCAGCATCCGACGCAGGCCTTCCCGCACTTTATGAAGTCGATGACGCGCATGGCAGGCGCGGGCATGGACGTCAGCTATGAAGGGCTGGCCAACGATCGCGAAGGCGTCAATTATTCGAGCATCCGCGCAGGCCTTCTCGACGAGCGCGACACCTGGCGCACCGAGCAGGACATCTTCAAGGAGATCTTCTGCCGCCCCATCTTCGAGCAGTGGCTCACCAACTCCTGGCTCGCCGGCGAGATCAAGCTCGACGGGTTGCCGTCCGACTACTTCGAGTACGTCAACTTCCACGCGCGCGGCTGGCCCTGGGTCGATCCGCTCAAGGACATGCAGGCCGCAGTGCTCGCGGTCCAGAACGGCTACGTCTCCCAGGCGCAGCAGATGGCCGAAAGCGGTAACGACTTTGAGGAGACCATCGACGCGATCGCTTACGAGCAGGAGTACATCAAGGCTTCCGGCGCCATACTCGGCACCGACACCAAGGGTGTTGCCGACACTGCTGACGACACCGCGGCGGACGATACGCCGGCGGGTGCGAAGAAACCGGAGACCGACAATTAGGCCATGAAAGTACCGCTTAGCCAGCATGGTCAGATCCGGGTCGCGAAGGCGTATGCGAAGACAATCGGACCGCTGCGGGAGCGCGCTCGCGAACTCGGTTATGCCCTCGCCGTACATGGAAGTATCAAACGAGATATTGACCTCGTGGCGGTACCTTGGATTGACGAGGCCGCGGACCCTCAAGAACTAGCGGATGCACTGCGTGAAAAAACGGAACAGGTAATAGGCTTCTCGGTCTATGGCTGCGATGGTCCCTTTCCGCGGCCGAAGCCTCACGGGCGCATGTGCTGGACAATCCATTTCAACGGAACGTATATCGACCTTTCGGTTATCCCACGCCTGCAAACAAAGCCGATTTGACACATTTTCGGTGCTGCCCCTAAACATCACTGCGACATGGCCACCGCTCCCGTAACCCGCACACCGAAGCAGCTCCCCGCCCGCCTGCCCATGCAGAACCGGGTCTTCGGCGTCCGCGCCGAGAAGGCCGCAGACGGAGCCGACGAGAGCCTGGTGCCGATCTCTTTCTCCTCCTCGAACCCGGTGAAGCGGATGAGCTGGGGCGGGATGTGGTGGTACGAGGTCCTGAATCACGACGGCGGCGCCGTCAACACCGACCGGCTCACCCAGGGGATCTCGGTGCTGGTCAATCACGACCCCAACCAGCGCGCGGGCATCCTGCAGAACGGGCAGATCGGCAAAGACAAGGGCACCGGGGACATCCGCTTCAACACGACGCAGTTTGCGAAGGATGTCGCCACCGAAGTCCGCGAGGGCACGCTTCCCTACATCTCCGTCGGCTACATCGTCCACGCCGAGAGCCGCGTTGCGGACATCGACCCCGACGACGACGAAGACGACGACTATCTCGGGACCTACGAAGCCAGCTCGTGGGAGCCGGTCGAAGTAAGCCTCGTCGCCATCCCTGCGGACCCCACGGTTGGAGTGGGCCGCGACCTTTCCACAATTCCGCAGTACCCGGTGCGCTTCGCAGGCATGCCGGCAACCCTACCGGCAGAGACCGGACGCGCTGAAATTTCCAAGGAGACTGTTATGGCCACCGCAACTGTAGTGCACGACAACACCGAAGCCCTGAAGCTCGAACGCGAGCGTACTGCAGGCATTGCGCTGCTCCAGCGGCAGTTTCCCGAAATCCTCACCCGCGAGCTGGCCGACAAGGCCATCGGCGAAGGCCACACCCGCGACGCCGTCGCCGCGCTCGTGCTCGAGAAGAAGCGCGAGAAGGAAGCAACCCTCAACGCCGGCGGACAGATCACGCTCACTCCCGCGGAGTCGCGCAGGTACGACTTCATGCGGATGATGCGCTCTGTCTCCGCTTCGGTTGGCGGCTTCGCTGAAGAGGCAGGCTTCGAGCGCGAGATCTCGCAGACCATCGCGAAGCGTCTCGGCCGCGACACCTCCGGCATCTTCGTCCCCACCACGGAGCCGATCTTCCGGCTCACGTCGGAGGAGATGCGCCAGCGCTCCATGGTTGCCGGTTCGCCGGGCTCGACCACCGGCGGCGGCGCCACCATCTCGACGGAGCTGATCAGCTTCCTCGACCTGCTCCGGCCGGCCATTCGCCTCGGCTCCCTCGGAGCCGACTTCATGGGCGGGTGCACGTCGAACTTCGCGCTGCCGAAGATGACCGGCGACGCGGGCTTCAACTGGGTGGGCGAGAATCCCGGCGCCGACAACACCGACGTCGATCCCACCTTCGGCCAGGTGCCCTTCGCTCCGCTGGGTGCAACGGCCTCCACCAGCTGGTCTCGCCAGTTGATGGTCCAGAGCTCCGTCGACATCGAGGCCAAGGTCCGCCAGGCCCTGGTGATGCGCGCGGCGATCGGCATCGAGCAGGCTGCGCTCTCCGGCAGCGGCGGAACCCAGCCGACCGGGCTTCTGACCACGACCGGCGTGCACGTCATCGCGATCGGCACCAACGGCGGCCAGCCCACCAAGGGCACCTTCGTCGACATGCTCACGCAGTGCGAAGTTGCGAACGCCTTCCTGGGCGAGCAGAAGTACCTCACCACCCCGGAGATGGCCGGCTATCTCGCGAAGACGCCGGAGCTCGCCAACACCATCGCGCTGCCGATCTACACCTACGTCGGATCGGCCGGCCAGGGTCGCATCAACGGTCACGACGCGTGGCGCTCCAACCTGCTGCCGAAGACCCTCGTCAAGGGCACATCCGGCGCGACCTGCCATGCGTCGATCGCCGGGAGCTGGAGCGCGCTGACGATCGCGGAGTGGGGTGCGATGGAGATCATCCTCGATCCCTACACCAAGGCGAAGCAGTCGCTGATCAACATCATCGCCAACTTCCTGGTGGATTCGAACCTGACCTATCCCCAGGCCTTCTCGGTCAACCTGGATGGAATCCCCACCTAGGCCTCAATCGTAGCGGCCGCGTCAACCAGCGCGGCCGCTCCAACCTGAAACACGCGAGCAGCAGGAGAAAAGCACAATGGCAATCACCACAGTCCAGGGCGGAAGCAACAAGCTCCGCGTCGTCAAGATTCTCAGTCCCTGCCTCGGGCCGGGCGGCACCGTCCTCGAAAAGGGCCGCAAGGTGCGGATCCCCGAGGCCGATGCTTACACCCTCGTCAACGGCACTCAGGCGGAGTTTGCCGACGATGCCGACGAGGAAAAGAAGTAGCCAGTGTTTGGTGACGCCGATCTCTCTGTATTCTTCGCCGACTTCGGTGTGCCGGTCTTCTTCGGCAGCCAGGGGCCGGTGAAGGGGATCTTCGACCGCCCGATGCAGATCAAGCTGGCGGACGATGGCTTCGGCGGAACCGAGACGGGGATGCCGGAGGTTCGGCTTCCCTACAACGCTTTTAGTCCCATGCCCACGGAGGGCGATGTGATCACGGTCGACGGCACGCAGTACTCGGTCAGCGAAAAGACGCGAGAGGGCGACGGCGCCGTGGTCTGTCATTCCCTCAAGGCGGTGGGCCTGTGAGTGCTTCTGTCCAGTCGCAGATCCTCGCGCACGTCGTCGCCACACTCAACGCCGGCGGCGGCTTGAGCGCCTACCGCACGCGCATGACGGCGTTCGCCAAGGAGCAGCTCCCGGCGATCAATGTGTTTCCCGATGAGGGCGACGCGCTCTATCTGGACAGCGACTCCATCAACCGCAAGCTCCGCTTCAAGCTTCGCCACATGGCGATCGCGGTGGACGAGGTGGATGCCGCGGTCGATCCGCAGTATGTCGCCGCGCAGAAGAAGCTCTTCGCCGACCCGAAGTTCGGCGGCCTCACCTACTACTGCCATGAGCTCGCGCAGAAGTGGGATCTCGAAAAGGGCGAGTTCGACACCGTCGGGCTCGTCGTCACGTACGAAGTTGAATTCTCCACGACCCGGAGCGATCCGAGCGTGGCCGCACCGTAAGGAGAGAACACTATGCCCACGAAGAAACTTACCGGCGACCTCGCACAAACCAGCGTTGGCGGGACCGTCGCCAGCATCACCGCCTCCACGACCAGCGGCAGCGCTGTCCTCGGCAGCCCGTCGAGCATCGTAGGCCTGGCGGCCGGGCAGTCCATCGCCGGCGCTGGCATCCCGGCGTTGGCGACCATCCTCTCCGTCATCGCGGGCGTGGTGACGCTCTCTGCCGCCGCGACGGCGACAGCATCGGGCGTTGCGCTTACCGTCACCATCGCAGAGACCCAGGTCATCGGCCTGATGGACTGGACCGTCGATTACAAGCTCAAGACCGCCGACGCCACCACCACCGACGACGCCGCCTGGGAGTCTTCGCTGCCCTCGAGTGGGTCGTGGACGGCCAAGGCGAAGTATGTCTATCTCATGGGCGATCCCTCGCAGAGCACCAACGTCCGCGGCACCATCGCTCTCGCCCAGCGCGCACCGGTGAAGTGGAACTTCTTCCCCGATCCCGTCAGCGGAGATGACGCCTACACCGGCCTCGCCTACATCGACGGCATCAGCTTCTCCGCCGGCGTGGGCAAGATCGTCGGCATGGACGTCAGCCTCAAGGGTACCGGACCGCTCACCGTTGTGGCCCAGCTCGCGCCTGTTGCCAACCCCGCAACGTTCCTCAACCTGCAGGCGGAGGACTAACCCCTAGTTCGCGAGCCAGCGACACAGATCGCACTCGCAACAACCTCTCCTTACCGGAGAGAACCAAGGCAGATTGGCCCCGAGAGATCGGGGCCGCTTTTTTGTATAAAAAAATAAGAGAAGAGCTTCGTTTTGCCTGATTCTCTTTCTCCGGAGTATCACCTCACCATGACAATCGAATTGCAACGCGGTGCGATGCCCATCGAGCTCGACCGCCCACGCGTCATCTTCTTTGATATGGCCGCCACCTGGCTGCTGGTGCAGCAGTACGGCATCGACTTCCACCGCGAGCTCTACACCGTCGAAGGCAAAGGCAAAGACGCGCAGCTGAAGCTGAAGACTCCGGAGGCGCTCGCCTACTTCCTCTGGGCAGGCCTGCAGGCGGAGCTCGCCGACACCGGCGACACGCTCACGCTCGAGCAGGCGACCGCTCTCATCGGGCCGTGGAACTTCAAGGCGATCTTTCAGCTCCTCACCTACGCGCTCAGCGGCGCAACGAAGACGCCGCCTGTGCCGGGAAAAGAGCAAGCGGCCGGCGCGGCGGCAAAGCCGGGTCCGCGAGCACTCCGCGCCGTAGGGGCTTCGACTTCACCGAGGCGCAGAGGTTCATCTGCGGGGTCCTAGGCTGGCAGCCGCGTCAGTTCTGGCGGATGACCATCACCGAATATCACCTGGCGCGCCAGGGGTATGAGCGCCAGCTGGAGGCTACGTCGCGGAGAGAGGCCGGATGGATGGCGATGATTCTCAATTCGCAGTACCCGGAAGCTGACATTACGGCGGAGCAGCTACTCGGCGAAGAGCCGCCGGAGCGCGACGAGCAGCAGGAGTTGAAGGAAGCCGAGAAGCGATTGGCGAAGCAGTTGGCCAAGAGACAAAAGGTCTTGTAAGGAGACGCACATGCCACCACGCGGCAGCGGTATCGTCATCAACATCGGGGCCAACGGGACCGAGGCCAAAGAAGTCCTGCACATGGTGCAGGAGCAGCTGCGCGAGACGGGGCGCGTCGGCAAAGAGGAGGGGCTCAACGTCTCCGAGAGCATGGAGGGGATGGTAGGTTCCTTCAAGGGAGCGTTCGCGGCCATACTCCCGGTCGCGATGATTGCCGAGGCTACAGAGAAGATCAAAGAGATGATCGCCTCCTCCGTCGAATTGGGGATGGAGCTCGGCCACGCCACGCAGGAGACGGGGATCTCGGCGCAGAATATGTCGGTGCTGAAGTATGCCAGCGATGTCACTGGTGTCAGCTTCGAAGCCCTGACCAAAGGAATGGGCAAGATGTCCAAGGCCATGCTCGCGGCCGAGGAAGGATCGAAGCCGGCTGTCGAGAGTTTCAACCGTCTCGGCATCAGCCAGCAGCAGGTCCAGGAACACAGCGAGGACATGCTGGGTATGCTGGGGATGGTTGCTGATCGATTCCAGACTCTCCCCGACGGCCCGCAAAAGGCAGCGGTCGCCATCTCGCTCTTCGGCAAGGCTGGCATGGGTCTAATCCCGTTCCTGAACCAGGGCAGCGAGGGGATCTCGCGCATGGCAGGGGAAGCGCAATCTCTCGGCCTCGTCCTCGATGAAGAAGGTATCGCCAAGCTCGAGGGCATGCACCACGCTGTCGAGATGATGAAGGGCAGTATCGAGGGAGCCGAACTGGGGATCACTACCGGCCTGGCGCCCGCGTTTGAAACTCTGGGGAACGCGATCGCCTCTGCCATGGGCAGGGCAGACGGATGGATCGCGATCGGCGAGACGATGGGCGAGGTCTCGCTCAATATCGCTTCGTCCATCGGCTACACCGTCAAGGTTGTAAAACAGGCGATTGCAGAATACGACTCCCTGGAAGCCCACATCAATGCGATCGGCGACACGATCGATTCGAAGATCGGGTTCACCGCCGGGCAGCGGGATAGGGCCAGCGCTGCGCTGAAGAAGGACATCGAGGAGTCCAAAAAAGCCGAGTACTCCTATCACGAGGCGGAGACCGAGTACTTCCGGTTGCTCACTGATCTGGCGACGCCGGCGGCCGCGCAAAAAGAGAAGGGGCACGAGACCGGTGGAATTATTCTCGGAGATCAATCCGAGGGTGCCGGGAAGAGCGCCGACGGCATCGCGAAGGCGCAGGCGGCTCTGGCATCGGCGCAGGCGGAAGCGATCGCCAAGGTCATCAAGGACGCCGACGACAGCGCGCTGGTCGCCAACGAAGCATGGCACAAGCTCATGCTGATCTCGGACGAGGAGTTCTACGCGGAAAAGTTGCGCCTCGAAGAGCAGAGCATCGATGCGCAGGAGACGGCCATCAAAGCCCGCCAGGGCGAGCTGCAGACACTCCTGGCCAAACAACAGGGCGACAAGCTGCTGAAGCGCGACAAGGGCGGCCAGTCCGCCGAGGAGCTGAACACGCAGAAGCAACTCGTCGAGCTCGCCGGCCAGTTGAATGCCATCGAGGCGAAGCGCCAGCAACTGGAGACGAACAGCTCCGCCGAAACACAGCTTCGCGCCAATCAGGAGCAGCTCGCCGTCCTGAAGATCGCGGCGCAGATCGAGGCGGAGACCAACACCACCATCACCTCGCGGCTCGCATTGATGCGCGCGGAGAATGCTCTGGCGATCCAGAAGGCCGGCGCGGACTCTCCCGAGGCGGCGCAGCTCCAGGCGCTCGAGCAGGTGAAGGAGGCGAAGCTGCAGATCGGCGACATCGATCGCCAGATCCGCGAGTCCGAAGCCGACAACAAGCGCGCCACCGATGCTCTCGCCGATCACGCCGCCAAGGATCCGCGCTTCAAGCTCGCCGCCGCGCAGCAGATCAACAAGCTCAACGCCGACGAAGCAGCGCAACTGAAGGTCCTGGTCGCGCAGTACGACGCCCTGGCCCAGACGCTCGGCGGCCCGTTCCTGCAGACCGCGAAGAACCTGCACGCGGAGATGGACAAGCTCAACACGCCGAACAAAAAGCAGGATGCGGACTTTACGAAGACCCTCGGCGACGGCATCACCCACATGGCCGAGCAGATCAACAGCGCGGCCAGGAGCGGCAGGGATTCCTTCCACCAGATGGCGCAGTCGATCGAGAAAGACGTCATCGAGCTGGCGATCAAGCTGGCGGCGCAGAAGTGGCTGATGCCGATGCTGAATGGTCTGGGATCAGGGGGAAGCGGGGGTGGTGGGGGCGGCCTCAACTTCGCTTTGCAGGGCCTTAGTGGAATGGGTATCCCCGGCTTCGCCAACGGCGGCGACTACTCCGGCGACAGTCCCATGATGGTCGGCGAGCACGGACCGGAGCTGGCCTTCCCCAAGGGCCCGGGCACGATCATGCCGGATCCGGAGCTCTTCTTCCCCAAACAGACCTCGCCGGCGTCGCCCGTCGGAGCATTGTCCGAGTTGTCCAGTATGCGCGGCGGAGGAGCTGCGCCCATCACCAACATCAACCTCACCAACGCCTCCAGTCAGCCGGTCACGGCGCGTCAGACAGGCTCTAGCTTCGACGCGGATACGCGGTCGTACATGACCCACGTCATCCTCGAGGATCTGTCGCAGGGCGGGCCTATCTCTTCGGCGCTTCGGCCCGGCGGATAGTCAGGTGGTAAGGCGCTTGCCGGCAGGAGTGTCGAGCGGGACCGGATTGGCTGCGTGGCAGATTGGGCAGACGTTATACGCTGCTCCGCTCCTCCACACCGTGTAGATCAGGCCCGGGATAATAAAGAAGAGCCATAGCAGGAGCTCGACGCCTCCGGTGCCTGGCTTCTTCCGTTCCGGCCGGATTGAACTGCGGCAGTTCACGCAGACATGGGTGGGGGTTGAGCTCTTGCCGGTGTATCCATCGCGGACGGTCTTCGCGAACCAGAGGACGGCAGCCAAAATGACGATCCAAAATACTGCAATAGTCGTTGAATCCTGCATCGGGGTTTCCTTTCAGGACGTGGTCGGCTTTCTCTTGCATTGTGGCATGTGCGCCCGCAGTTTGCGTGCGCCAAACTCAACGCCGCACTTCGGGCAGGGACGCCGCACCTCGGCGCGCGGCGGCTTGGTCGCCATGGCGCGGCGGCGCCGCGAATACTCACTGAAGATCTCTTCATCGGTGAACTGACTCAAGGGTGTCTTCTTTCCCATCCGGGAATTCTACCCGGACGTGTGTTATTTGCCGTTGGCGCGAAGGTAGGCGAGGCCGCCGAGGGCAAGGCCGATGAGGGCGAAAGCAGTACCGATCTGGACGAGGATGGTGTGGAAGATGGCTTGAATGGGTTGCGTCATAGTGGGTTCTCCGTTTCTGCACATTGCATGTAATGTGAACGACAACGGGACAACCATACCACATTACATGTAATGTGCAAGGGAAAAGAGAGAGGAATTCTTAGAATTTCACAGTAATGCCGCTGCCGCGCAGGGCATCCCCGGCGATGGTCTCAGCCGCCGCCCGCTGCCAGTTGCGTTCCACGTTGGCATTGACGCCCCGGACCACGACCTCTTCCATGGGGAAGATCGCCTTGATATGCGCGTCTTTCACCAGGACGTACCATGGCTCGGCATCCTGGCTGCCGCCGTGGAACCCCATCCCGCCGTGCTTGACGAAGATGCAGAGCTTGCCCGCCTTGGTGAACTGGGTGAAGGCGCTGAATTCGCTCGACTTCAGCTTCTTCAGCGTGCGCCCGGCGACAACCCGCTTTACCCCTTCCGCACGCTTGCCGGCGGAGAACTGGCCCTGGTACTTCTCGCCGATCTGCGCGTTGGGCGGCAGGATCGCCCGCGGCCGCAGGTTGTCCGGGATAGGCCGATTCTTGGCCGTGTACTTATATAGATAACGCGTCGGGATCGCCAGGAACCTGTGTCCGCTGAGCGGAACCTTCTCGCCGCCCTCCTGCTGGCGCGGCAGGAAGTCCGGAGCGCCCGTCCGCCGATTGCTGGTGTCGGTGTAGACCTCGGCCATCAGGGTCTGCTTCGTCGCCGGCGTGATCTTCGTATTGCTCCGCACCCAGTCGTTGCGCAGGGTAAAGACGCCGCGCTCGACCTCCCGGGCGATGGACTGCCCATCCTGGGCGCACAGCGTCAACGTGCGCGCGATCGCGAAGGGGATCTGCTCCGCCAGTAACCCGACGCCTTCGACCAGCGGGTCGAAGTCCACCTTCATCTCGATCAGGGCCATGCGCCATCCCCCATGCGACGGATACTGCGGCACTTTGACCGATTCCGGCAACTCGGCGGATAACCTTGGGGTGCCGACCTATACCGCATTTCCCACGCTGTCGCGTAAGCCAGCCCTCCGGACGAAGACCTCGACCTTCGACCCGACGCTGCGCGACACCATGGAGAACGGGATGGAGACGAGCCGCGCTAAGTTCACGCGACGTCGCCGCAAATGGTCGGTCACGATCGACTTCCTCACCGACGCCGACTGGCTGACTCTCGAAGACTTCGTCGCGAATGACGCCGTCTACGGTGCTGAGATCTTCACCTTCGTAGACGATCGGCGCGCCACCCCCGAAATCCTCATGGTCCGCTTCTCGATCATCCCCAGCTACACCGACGCTGGCTTCGTCGGCTCCGGGTATGTCCAGAACTGCACCTTTGAACTGGGTGAGGTGTAGGGATGGGCATCAAGCGGCTCACAGGCGATCTCGCGCAGACCACCGTTGGAGCAAATCCCGGCGTCGACGCCGACACCTCCGTCACGATCACGGCAGACACGACCGCAGGAAGCAAGGTCCTGGGGAACGTATCGAGCGTCTCCGGACTTGTCCCCGGCCAGGAGATCTCCGGCGCGGGCATCCCGCCGTACATCACCATCGCTTCGATCAACTCCGGCGTGGTGCTGCTGTCGGACGAAGCCACCGCGACCGCAGCCGGTGTAACCCTTACCGTCGTTGGCGCCACGCAGGTCCTCGGCCTGACGGACTGGACCATGACTTTCAAGGTCAAGACGGTCGATGCGACCACCACCGACGACGATGCCTGGGAGGACTCGCTGCCCTCGAGCTCCTCGTGGACGGCCAAGGCGAAGTACGTCTACCTGATGGGCGATCCCTCGCAGATGACCCACATCATCCAGGCGATCATCGGCTCGGGTCGCCGCGCCTCTTCGCAGTGGAACTTCTTCCTCGATTCCGAGTCCGGAGACGACAGCTTCACCGGCCAGGCTTTTATCAGCGGGCTCGGCATCTCGTCGGTCATCGGCCGGACGGTGACGATGGACGTCAGCCTCCAGGGCCGCGGCCCGCTCAATCTGCGCAACCTGGGGACCCTCCGCGCTTCGCTAAGGCTGCCCACCGGATCGCTCGCCTTTGTCGTCAGCCGATCACTCGGACGCAACGAGTACTCCGTGGTGTGGGGTGATTTTGTGATGATCTCCACCCTTCCACCGGACGCGGACATTCAGGGGATCTACCCCGTCATCATCGCCAGCGGTGTGTTCGACGCAGTGACGTCCCAAGCTCTCGCCTACGGCACCGGCCTGACCATCACCACCCTGGGCGGAAGCCCGTTCACATCTCCCTCCAATCCCAACAACACCACGTTCCCCAGCACCGAGTTCTACGGCCCCAGCATCGGAACCTCGCTCTCCCTGCTGGCCGCACAGAAGATCCAGGCGCTGCTGCTGTGCTCGTTGAACATCCCCGCCATCGGCGCAACCACGCCCCTGATGACGGACACGATCGAGGTCGGCGGCGTGGGCTACGCCATTTACTACAACAGCGCGACCCCAGGCACCGATGCGATCATGCCTCCTCCCTTCGCGGTGCCACCCGGCCAGGGTGTGGCCTGGGCGATGCCGTTCACCGTAACTAAGACCGGCGGCCCCTTCAGCGGTGGGTTTGGGATCTTCTCCGATTCGTCTGGCCAGGGCCTGGGCATCTCCGCGTTTGGTGAGGTGTAGATGTCCACGCGCCCGCCGTTCTCCCTCCTCTCCGTCGTCGCCAACATCGAGCGCCACAAGCTCGCATCGGGTGAGCCCTGGCTGTTGCTGATGGATCTGGCATGGCCCGGCACCAATCCGCTCACCGACTCGCACGCCCGCTTCGTGCGCAACCCCGACCCCGTCACCTTCGACGCCAACGACGGCAACGGCCCGCAGGTCTACGAGCCGTTCAATTTCATGATGGGCGACCTGTCGGTCAGCTCCAACGGCTCGGTGCCGGAGAGTGAGGTGCAGGCCTCGAACATCCTGCGCGCGCTGCAGCAGACCATCGAGCAGTACGCCGGCGTCGTCGGAGCATCGCTGGACCTCTACGCCGTCAATACCGCCAACCCATCGGGAGAGCCGGATCTCGCCCTCAGCTTCACCGTCAAACAGACGACCAGCGATGCGAAGCTGGTGCACTTCAAGCTGGGCGCGTCGTCGCCGCTGCGCCGCCTCTTCCCCATTCACATGTACCGGCCGAACTTCTGCATCTGGCAGTACAACTCGCCCACCCTGCAGGCCGCCACAGCCGCCGCCATCGCCGCGGGCCATCCGCTCAAAGATCCTCCGGGCGCGCAGTGCGGCTACATCGGCCCGATCACCACCTGCAGCCACACCATCGACGGGACCAACGGCTGCATCGCGCACAACAACCTCATCCGCATCGGTACCTTCCCCGGCATCGACTCGAACGGCGCGGCCGTGGCGGGGGTGGTATGACACTGTCGGCACGGACACCTATGTCCCTCTCGTTTTCTTTATACGGCGACCTGCTGGGCAAGCCCTGGCGGGAAGACGCGCGCGGTCCCGACGCCTACGACTGCCTCGGCCTCACCATCGAGATCCAGCGCCGCCGCGGCCTTGCCGTGCCTGACTTCGTGTCGAGCGCAGCGGAGCTCCACCGCCAACTCGCTGACGGTGGCTTCCTCGCCGGCTGCACCAGGCTCGAGGAGCCGGACGCAGGCGCCGTCGTTCTGATGCGCAGCCTTGGCACCCACGGATACCACATGGGCGTCATGGTCGACAGGTTCCGCATGCTCCACGCGTCCGAGCCGGCGGGGAGCGTGGTGCTCGAGCGATTGTCTTCGTCGCGGTGGAGCAGGCGGACGTGCGGCTTCTATGAGGTGGGCTCATGATCAAGCTGCTCGAGGTCACCAACCCGCTGCAGCCCTCCGTCGACCGCATTGATCGCGAGCTCGAGTATGTCGAGGGCGACACGCTGTGGTACATCCTGCGCCGGTGCTTCGAGCCCGATGCCTGCGAAAACTTGACCGTCTCGCTCAATGGCAAGATCATCGGTCGCGATCTCTGGTTTGCCACCACGCCGCGCGACGGCGACTGCATCGTCTGCGTCCCCTCCGTAGCCGGTGGCAACCTCGGGCGCACCCTGGCGCAGCTCGCGGTTGTGGCTGCAGCTGTCGCCATCACCGTATTCTTGCCCGTATTATTGCCCGCCGCCCCGCTACTGGTTGGGCTCGCTGCCGGCGCCGTCAGCGTCGCAGGCAATATGCTGATCGGCGCCTTTCTCAATTCGCCCAGCAGTAAACAGAACACCCCCTCCTATGCCTTCGACGGGCCCCATTCCCTCGCGCAGTCGGGCACCGTCATCCCCAAAGGCTATAACCTCATGCGCTGGGGCGGCAACATCATCGCCAGCTTCATCGACGTCGAGGGCGCGGACCAGTACATCAATTGCCTGGCCTGCTACGGCTTCGGTCCTGCCCGCTCCATCTCCGACATCCAGATCAACGGCAAGGACATTTCGGAGTACGGCAACGTCCAGTACTACACCCGCCTTGGCACCAACGACCAGGGCCCGATTCCTGCCTTCAATCGCATCGTCAACGGCTATCCCCAGGTTACCCGGCTGTTGGCCGCCGTCCCCGTGGTGGTGCCCGGCACCGGAACGCTGACCCAGATCCTGCAGGTAGACATCGTCGCTCCCGCCGGCCTGTGGGAGCTCACCTCGCTCGGTCACCTGATCGTCCGCCAGGTCACCTATCTCGTGGAGTACAGTGTCTCCGGGTCGGGGGTCTGGCAGCCGGTCTTTCAGCCGCGCACCACCGTCGACATCGTCACCTACAACCCCGTCACCGGGCTGCCCAACCCCTATCCCACGTGGGTCGCGGTCGCCACCGATCTCCCGCCCGGATCCGGCGTCGTCTACGCCGCCGACAGCGGTTCGCACTTCGCCGGCCAGCCCTACAGCGCCACCCAGAGCATCACCTATAGCAACCCGGACGCCAGCACCCACACCACCAGCAAGACAGTCGCAGGAGAGTGGCAGCTTACCAACCCGCAACTCAACCAGGTCGAGGTCACCGACTGGAGCGCGGGCTACATCCTCTTCAACGGCGCGGATCAGTCGCCGCTCTACAACCGCACCTCGATCTACGGCCTCGCGCCCGGCAAGTACGACGTCCGCGTCACCAAGTACGGCTCCGGCCGAATCCCCAGCACCATCCCGCCGGGAGACCAGTTCTCCGCGAACTTCGGGCAGGACATCTGGCTGCATAGTGTGAATGAGGTTGCGCTGCTCGACCTCGCCTACCCCAACATGATCCTGGTCGGGGTCCGCGCGCTCGCCACCGGGCAGCTTGCCGGGTCGCAGGTCAACATCACCGCGCTGATCGAGCACGGCCTCCGCACTCTCGACAACAACATCCTGCCCGGCGCCCTGCAGGCCTACGAGGAGGGCAACCCCGCCTGCGTCGCCGCGGACATGATGCTCGACGGCCTCTACGGCGGCGGCCAGTCGCCCGGCATCACCGAAGCAAACATCAACCGCTTCATCGACGAGTGGGTCGACTGGGCCAACCTCAACGACCAACTGGTGGACGACGGCAACGGCGGCAGCATCCGCCGCCACGTCTTCAACGGCGTCTTCGACAATGAAAGCAACCTCTGGGACCAATTGAGCGCGGTGGGCCGGATGTCGCGCGCGCAGCTTATCCCGCTCGGCCGCGACTACGGCGTCTTCGTCGACCAGGACGATGACCCGGTGCAGATCTTCACCATGGGCAACATCGTCCAGGACAGCTTCACCGAGACATGGATCGCCATCGACGACCGCGCCAACCAGGTCGAGATCCAGTTCGCCGACGCCACCCGCTTCTACAAACAGGACAACCCGCTCGTCTACATGGACCCCGCCAACCAGGATGCCGGCGTCCCCATCAAGAATGTCCGGATCGATGGCAAAGGCATCACCGATCCGGCGCAGGCCTGGCACATGGCACGGTTCAAAGAGCGCTGCAATCAGTTCCTTCTACGCACCGGCACCTTCAAGACGGATACGGACGGCATCGCATGCCGCCCCGGCAATGTCATCGGCCTGCAGCATGATGTCCCGCAATGGGGCTGGGGCGGCCGCACCCTCCCCGGCTCGACCACCTCGGTGGTGAATATCGACCGCAACGACCTTCCCTTCGTCGGCGGGACCAGTTACTCGCTCATCCTTCTCTTCCCTGCGCTCTCGCGCTACACCGGCACCATCAGCTCCGTCGCCCCGGTCATCGATGTCACGGGCGCGACGACAGGCACGCAACTCAACCTGTCGAGCTTCGACAATGCCAACCGCGTCACCCGCGCCGTGGTGGTGATCTCCGGCGTCACGTACGACTGCCCCATCACCAGCACCGCCGCGGGCATGGTCGTCGTGCAGCTTGTCCCCGGATTCACACCCGCCGCCGGCCAGACCTACACCCTCTACGACACCGACGTCCTCATCACCT